TAAGGCGTCTCCAGGCTGCGCTTGCGCTTGCTGCCCAGCTCCGACGCCGCGTAGGCCCGCATCTGCTCGCCGAACTGCTGGACAAGCCCGTCGTAGGTCTCGTTCGCGCCCTGGATCAGGCGGTCGATGTTCTCGATCACCTGCCGCGCCCGCGTCACCTCATGGATCATCGAGATCAGCCGCTCGATGTCGGCCTCTTGTTTCTCGCGCTCGGCCAGGAGCTCGCGCGCCTCGTGGCGGTGGTGGTGCAGTCGGTCCATGATCCTGTAGAGGCTCGCCCGATCATGGATGTGGAAACCGTCGCGGTGTTCGACGGTGAACACGACTTCGCCGGTCGACGGATCGACGAAGGAGTCGCCGCAGCGCTGCAAGTCGCGCGCCTGCGGAATCTGCTCAGCGGACATTTTGTAGGACCTCTTGACGACAACCGCCCGGTTGGACTAGAATGTCGCCGTAACATGCATCCGAGGGCATGGATGCGGAGTGATCTGCGGATCGCCTCGTTTGTGGAGCGGCCTCCCGTACCAGCGGGGGGCCGCTCGTCGTTTGGGCCTATTCGGCCCTGCTCTGAGGGCGATCAGGAGAGACGTGGGCGGCCTCGGCATCAGGAAAGCTGAGGAGCCTGAGACCTGGCCGCCCGGTTGACACGCGCGGCGCCGTTGGCGCAGCGACCGCTAGTTGAGTCCGTCTGGCGGGGCGGCTTCCGTCCGCCTCAGTCGTTTCAATCCTCGCCGCTTCGGAGCCGTCCGCAAGAGCGCGATCGGCGCCGGGGCCGGCGCTGCCCCTATCGTTGAGCGAGGCCAGATACTCCTCGCCAAAAGTCCGTGATCCCGGACAGAACACCTGCGCAGGGCAATCCAGGAGACGGGCCAGGTCGCACGCCAGCTCCACGTCGGGCGTCCCGAACCGCCTGGCGACCTGCCTGTGGCTCAATCCCGCCGACTTGAATAGCCTCGTCCCTGCTCTCATCGCTCCGTCCTTTCCCCTTCATTGTACATGCTCTATGTACAAAAGTCAATAGACTATGGTCGCGCGAGCCAAAAAAAATCAAGCGGCGAGCGACTCGATGGGGATCCGGAGCGCGATGCAAATGCGCAGGATCACGTCGGCGGACGGCTTGTGGCGACCGTTCTCATAGTTCCAAAGCTGTTGCCGGCTGATGCCCGCCATGGCAGCGACCTCAGCCAGCGTTCGGGCGCCCCGTGCCGCACGCAGCTTGTTAAGATCGATGCGCGCATCGGCGGATTCCTGAACTTGGACCATCTGTCCCTCCTACCTCGGTTCGGGGATTCTACTGCGCCTTCGCCCCGTTGTCAATAGGGTATGTACAAAATAACTGCACACGTTCCGCCATATTCGCTGTCCGCTTCCTCATCCACGGCGGCAACCAGTTCACCCTCATGCGTCTGCTCGGCCATACCGGCGTCCGCCTCCGCCATCTACGTCAAGATGGCGGAGGCGGACGCCGCCGTCCAGGCCCGCAAGTTCGCCCCGGTGGACCGCCTGGGCAGAAGCCATTGACCCATTGCACCAGGCTGCACCACGGTGGTTCAAACGTGCGCAAATTTGGTGCAATCTTGCGCACGTCTGGTCCAATGTGCTCAAGATTTGGCCGAATCTGTGCACATTCCGGCCGCAGCCTCACGCCGCGGGCGGCCGGCAGGCGCCGGGAAAGGGCCTGCCGAACTTCCACGTCCAGTAACTCGCCGGGTTGCACCAGAGGTTCCCGGTCGTCGTCTTCGCGTCCTTCGCCTTCCGGGTTATCATCCGTCCGCACAGGCCGCACGGCAGCGTCACGCGCCGACCGTGCCCGGCGCCTCCCATCGGCGCCGCCCTCAGGAAGGCGGTCCGCCGGCGCTGGACCTGCTCGGAATTCCCGTCCCGATCCCAAACGCCCGTGGGGGCATAGTAGACCGCATGCTCGCTCACGTCCGCGAACATCGTCCAGTGTGACCGGTAATCCTCCTCCTCCAACCGCGCCCGGATCTTACGCGCCGCGAATCGAATGTGCCGCCAGACGGTTACCTGGACGACGCCCAACAGCTCGGAGATCGTCGCCTGCGGAATCCCCTCTACCCACATCCTCAAACACTGCGCCTGCCGCTCGGTGAGTGCGGCCGCCTGGATCGCCTCTTCGATCTCCTCAACGGTCGGCAGCTCCTGCCCCTGTAGCGGATCCGGGCGCTCGTCGCCGCCCTCAAGCGGACCGCCGTAGTGCTTCGCCCACTTCCCGTTCAGATAGTTCAGCGTCACGTTGCGAGCGATGTACGTCAGCCAGCGTTCGAATGGGCAGAACGCCGGCGCGCCCTTATAGCGGTCCTGCAGCTCCCACGCCAGCACGAAGGTTTCCTGCGCCAGGTCGCGCGCCTCCTCGGCGCCGATGCCCTTCGAGCGGAAAAACGCCTCTATGCCGCGCCGCGATCGCGCGGTCCATGAGCTGAAAGTCTGTGGTGCGAACGGGGGTCCTGAAACCTCGATTGAAAGTGCTGACACGACGGCGCCTCCCCAGGCGCCGCCCGTTGTCGTTCAGGCGTCCGGCAAATGGGATCGATCGGCCTGCCGTCGTCGGCTCGGCGAGGTGACTAAAGAACGCTGCCGACCCGGGTGTCATCCGGCAGCGCGAGCTGCCCGGCGTGCGCCGACGGGTCGCTTTCAAGCGCATTCTCGGCCGCCGTTGAACGGCAGCACTCCGTGAAGTTCACGTTGGTAACGAGGCCCGCCCGCTGGATGATGTGCACCTCGGCATAGGCGTTTTCGCGCCGCGCCAGTTTGCGCAGCATTTTGCGGGCCCACAACGGGACGGGATCGAATGGGGGTTTTTCCTGGTCTTTCACGATGACCCTCCGGCATGAGGGCCGGCATCGTGGCCGGTCCGGAACGGCTGCAACCATCTCATTATAAGCGCTCGCTCGGAAAATTTGCAGAATTTTCGCGCCCTCTTGCCAATCAAACGCGAAGGCGAATACACGAATCCAATGCACGCGCGCTGGCGCGACGCCGCGGCCGGGAAAGGCAGGCCGGCCCGGACTCCGGACGCGCAGTGCCCTGTCCCGCCGCCATGCACACCCACAACGCCTCGATCCTCCGTCTGGGCCGCGAACGAGGTCGCTTCGCGCCGAGCGACTATGAGGCCCTGGACCGCGCGCTCGCCGAACAGCCGAAGACGCTGCTAGGCAAGCTCATGAGATCCGGCGTCAAGAGCCTGGCGGAGCTGGACTCCTACGCGCGGCTGGTCCGCGACGATCCGGAGGCAGCCGAACGCGTCCGGATCGTCGCTGCCCTGTATGGACTTCCTGAAACATCATGAACTCTCTCACCCTGGACGATCTGCTCGCGATCGAAGCCGGCGCCGAACGCTATCAGCAGGACGCCGAAGAGAACCGCGACTTTGATCGCGCGGCCGTCTACGCCCGCGTCATCTCCTGGGCGCAGCGCGGCATTCGCCGGCTCGAGCGCCAGGCGCGCCGGCGCGAGCAGCTGCAGCGATTCCAGGCCGCCCCGTTCCGCCCCCGCTGGGCACGCTGAAACCTTCCACGTGAAAGGTCCCGCATGGAATCTCTCGACCGCCTGGGCGTGCTCTGGCTGCTCTGGCGCTATCCGGACGCCCTGCAGGTAATCGTCGGCGAAAGCGTCGACGACGATTGAAAAACCCGTCCGAAATCAAACATGAGATCGGAATTCAAAGCTTTCAAACGAGGCTGATCTCATGCCCAGAGGCGGCGCGCGCCCAAACGCCGGCAGAAAGCCCAAATCCGAGCGCTTCGAACGCGGAATCAAAGCCACCGAATCCGCAGTCGCCGCCCGGCTAAAACCGCTGCGCGAAGCGCTGCTGCAGCTCGCCTTGGACGGCGGCGAGCGCCGCGAAAAACGATACGAGGCAGCCTGCCTGATCCTCCGCACCGAGCTCGACGAGATCCTGGACCGCGACGGCAACCCGACCGGCAAGATGCGGCGCAGCGTAGTCCCCGTCTTTCCCGGCGCCGATCCGGAGCGCATCGTCCTCGTCGAAGAGCGTGTGACGACTGAGCCGCCGGACCTCCGCGCGATCGAATATTGCATCGATCGCATTCTCGGCAAGCCTGCCGCAGAGCCGGCGCCGGAGACGGAAGATCAGCGCCTGGCCGCGTTGCGGACCGCGCTGGTCCAGGTCCTCGAAACAACCGACCCGGAGGTCTCAGCGCGAGTTGCCCAGGCGATCGACGATCTCCTCCGAGCTCGCAGCCCTGGATCGGAGCCTGGCGCCCTACCGCCGGGCGAATGAAGGGCTTCCGTTCCGGGCGTTTGTGGACCTGGTCCGGCCCTCCTATCGCTGGCACAGACACTGCGAACTGCTTGCCGCCGTGCTGCAGCGTGTGGCCGACGGCGAGATTAAGCGGCTGATGGTGTTCATGCCGCCCAGGCATGGCAAGTCCGAGTTGGTGTCGCGCTTGTTCAGCGCCTATTATCTCTATCGCTACCCGGAACGCTGGGTCGCCGTCTCAAGCTACGGCGCCGCGCTCGCCTATACGCTCTCGCGAGCCGCTCGCGCTAACTACCGTGAGTCCGGAGGCCTCCTGGATCCCGAGGCGCGCGCAGTCTCGCACTGGCAGACGGCCGGCGGCGGGGGCCTCTGGGCTACGGGAGTTCGCGGGCCCGCCACAGGCAAAGGCTGGCACCTCGGCATCCTGGACGACCCGATAAAGGACGCGCAGCAGGCCGCCTCCGAGGAGATCCGGCGCAACAACAGGGAGTGGTACGAGTCCACCTGGTCCACGCGCGAAATGGGGGTCTCTCCCGAGGATCCGGACGGCGCCGAAATCCTGGTCCAGACGCGGTGGCACGAAGACGACATCGCAGGCTGGCTGTTAGCGCAGGAGACCGCCGCGGCCGAGGACCCCGAGGAATCGGTGCAGCGCTGGCACATCGTCAACTTGCCGGCGATCGCCGAGGACGAGCCGCAGCGCTTCCCCGCCACGTGCACACTCGAACCCGACTTCAGGCAGCCCGGCGAGGCTCTCTGTGCGGCCATAAGGCCTCTGCACCGGCTCAAGGCGCTTCTCGGCAAAATCGGTGAGTACGTCTTCGGCGCCCTCTACCAGCAGCGGCCGACCTCGAAGGAGGGCGACTTCTTCAAAGTCGGTGAGCTGCAGATCGTCGACGCGCCGCCGGCCGCCCTGCGCAAGGTCCGCTTCTGGGACAAGGCGACGACCGCAGGCGGAGGCGACTTTTCCGTCGGGCTGCTTATCGGGACTACCGGCGACGGAATCTGGTGGATCCTCGATGTCGTGCGCGGCCAGTGGCACACCGACGAGCGCGACAAGATCATCCGCCAGACCGCACAGTCGGACGGACCCTCCGTCACCGTGATCTGCGAGGTCGGACACGGCGACAGCGGCATCGACGCCGGGCGCGCCTTCGTCAAGCTCCTCGCCGGCTTCCCGGCCCGTGCCGAGACGGCCACGGGCACGAAGCAGGAGCGCGCCGATCCGCTCTCCGCGCAGGTCAACGGCGGCAACGTCAGGCTCGTGAGAGCCGCCTGGAACCGCGCCTTCATCGACGAGCTCAGAGCCTTCCCGCGCGGCGCCCACGACGATCAGGTCGATGCTGCCGCCTACGGCTTCAACGAGCTCGCCAGAGGCCGCGTCGGGCAATATCTGGCCAGCGGCCAGCAGCCCGCGGTCAACGCCCTTGCGCAGACGACGGATCCCGCGCTGAGGAGGCCGCAGAGGTAACTATGCGAGACCCTATTGAGCTGATCCAACGCGCCCATGCGGAGATCATGCGCCAGCTCGAGGCCTGGTCCGGCCGTTACGGTCAGACCTTCCGGCGCTCGCGCGACCTGGTCTGCCTCGCCGAGCACAGCGGCGCCCGCGACCTGAATCACGGCGTGGAACTCTACGAGACGTGGGTGATGGTGCCGGCCGGAACGCTGCCGGAGAACGTAAGCCTGGAAAAGGCTGAGGCCCACGGCTGGCCTGTCCATCGTCCGAGCGTCGTGCTCGCGCCGAAGCGCCCGCTTGCGCAGTTCGGCGTGGATGCGCAGCAGGCAGCTCGCTACGACGGCTCGCCGGATCCGGAGCCGCCCGTACTCGAGGCGCCTGCGGTGCTGGACGCGCTCGCCGATCTGCGCAACTGAGCGTTGGTCCCGTAGGCCGGCGTGACCAGCGTTCCGTCCGGGCTGCGAAGCCGCCACAATCCGTCGATGCATTCAGGCGTCCAGCCCTCGCGGATAAGCTGCCGATCCGTAGTGCGCTCCATCTCCGCGCGAACGAGGCGCCGGATGAAGTCCGGTCTGCAGGCTGCAACGAACTCGGCCTCGTCCGGCGCGAGCTCAACCGTTATTGTTACCACGGGCGATCCCTCCTCACGAAATCATGGCACGAAAGCCGAAGTCTGACGCAACGCTGAGCACGGCCGCTCCGGCGCCGGACAACGTCCTGCGCGACGGCCTGACGAGGCAGCCCGAGGATATCGCGTCGATCGGCACGGGAATCCCGTCCGAAACCATCGTCAGCCGCACGGCCGCGCAGCCGCCGGCTCTCGACGTGCAGTCCAGCGCCGACCTCCGCCACATCGTGGAGGGGATCGTCGGCGAGTTCGTCAAGACCGGGCTGCTCGCCATATCGCAGAACGGCAACCTGGTAGCGGCCGCGCCGCAGAACGTCCACGAGAGCCTGATCCAGGCCAACCTCTCGCTCGAATACGTTGCCGGCGCCGCCTACAACTGGACGGCGAGCTACATCCGCTCGCTGCCCTTCTACATCGACGACGTGACGCAGGCGTTTGGGGAGGACCTCTACGAGCGCATGGAGCTGGACTGCAAGGTCCGCTCCTGCCTCAACACGCTCAAGCGCCAGACGCTCTCCCACGCTCTGCGGCTCCTGCCGGCCGTCAACAAGGGCGAGGACGGCTACGAGCTGGCCTGCGAGATCTGCCGTTTCTGCGAGGTCGTGCTCGCCAACCTGGTGGATCCGGCCGATGTCGTGCTCAACGACATCCTGAACTGCGCCTCGCGCGGCAACAAGGTCGTCGAACAGATCTACCGTCAGGACGGCAAGTGGATCGTCCTGTCGGCGCTGAAGCCGAAGCCGCGCCGGTCCGCAGCGTTCGTGGTCGACGTCTACTACAACCTGTGCGGCATCCTCGGCCTGGTCCCGGGCCAGGGCGCGCCCCTCCTCGTCGAGGGCATGATCGGCGCCCCGGATCAGATCCCGAACCTGCTGCCCAGGATCAAGTTCGCCATCTTCACCTGGGACCAGCAGAACGGCGATCCGCGCGGCAACAGCCTGCTGCGCGCGGCCTACACGCCCTGGAACCTCAAGGCGCAGCTCTACGCGCCCTTCCTGAAGTTCCTCTGCCAGTTCGCCAGCCCGAGCATCGCCGGCTTCACGGGCCCCGACGCGAACCTCCGGGCGCGTCTCAATCCGGACGGCAGCCAGGTCGCGAACGATCAGGGCCAGCCCGTCTTCGACTCGCCGGAGGCCTTCCTGCTCGCCGCGCTCACGCAATACCAGAACGGCACCGTCGCCGCGTTCCCGCACGGCACCTACCTGCTGCCGATCGAGATGCGCTCGGAGGGCGAGGCCTTCCTGAACGCATTCCAGTTCTGTAACCGCGAGATCGAAGAATCGATCACCGGCCAGAGCCTCGCCACGAGCGAGGGGCAGCACCAGGCCAGGGCGGCGAGCGAGACCCATCAGGATACGCTCGCCCTCCTGCCGGCCTACGCCCGCGATCTGCTCTGCAACACGGTCCAGCGCGACATCCTGCGGCCGCTCGTGCTTTACAACCCCTTCGGCGGCGCGAGCGCGCTTGATCTCCTGCCGAAGGTCACGCTCGCCGAGGTCGAAGAGCAGGACCGCGGTCCGATCTGGACAGCGCTCGCAGCGCTGCAGACCAGCGGATACCTGTCGCCGAGCCAGTACCAGACGATCGACGCCGAATACGGCCTGCCGCCCCGCTCCGACGACGACGTGGCCGCTCTCACCACGGCGGCGCTTCCTGGAGGCGACGCCACGAACAACGAGCCGGCAGGCGCGATGGCGAACGCCGGAGGCCGGCATGCCGGCGCCGGCATCGCACAGACGCAGCCGGGGGCGGACGCGGCCCTCACCGGCGCAAAGACGGGCGCCGGACCTTCCACGTGAAAGGTGCGACATGAGCAGAGTTGGAATGGCGTGGCTTGCCGCTCTCGGCGTGGCGGCCTTCGCGGACCGCACGGCCGATGAGCTGAAGGCTCTCCCGAAAGAGGCATTCGCCTACGGCGACTCCTGGCCCATCGTTGATCAGGAGGACCTGGACGCCGCCTGGAGGTCCATCGGCCGCGCCGCCTCGCACCGCGCCGAGGTCATGGCGCACATCAAGTCGCGCGCGAAGTCGCTGGACCTCAAGCTGCCGCCCTCCTGGAAGGACGGCGAGCCGCCGGACGGCGATTCGGACGATAAGGCGGAGATGTCCGCCACATTCGACGTGGCCGGCGCCGTCACCGACATCGGCGACGGCTACGTCGTGCGCACCGGGAAGTTCTTCGAGATCGGCGACTATCCCGACAAGGCGTTCGGCCTCAGCGAGGAGGAGGCAGACGCCGACATCGCCGCGCAGCAGCCGGTCGACATCGTCGACACCCACGCGCCGAGCGTCTTCAACGGTCTACTCGGCAAGCTCCGGCGCCGCTGGCGGCAGGGAAAAGAGCTCTTCGGAGAGTGGGTGATGCCGAAGCCCGTCTCCGATCTCCTCGGCCCGGGCCCGGTCCCGGTGTCGGCGGAGTTCGGGCGCACAACCAAGCGTTTGGCGAAGCTCGCGCTCGTGCCGAACCCCCGCGTCGCCGACGCGGCCCTCATGGCCCGGTTCAGCCAGGAGATCGCAGCCTTCACGGCCGCGAACCCGGTGCTCGCCGGCCATCACGCGCTCGTCAGTCTCGGCGCCGACTGCCCGGGCAACCGATCGACGTACAACAGCGCCCGCTTCATGACGGGCGATCAGCTCGACACGCTCCAGCAGGCGCATGACCTGATGGACGGCGGCGGAGACAACTGCGCCGCCTACGAGAGGACATTCGGACCGTGGCCGGCGATGGCCGGCTTCGGTGACGATCGCGATGGCGCTCCGAGCGCCGGAAAGGGACAGCACATGTCCGCATGGGATCGGCTCACAGCGCTCTTCACCCGCGCCGGCGTGCCCGAGAAAGAGGCGAAGGAGGCCGTTGAGGCCGTTGCGGCCGCGTCCGCCAACGGAAGCGCCCAGTTCAGCGCGCTCCAGACCGAGGTCAACGAGCTCAAGGCCGACAAGCGCCGCCTCGAGGCCGAGAAGTGGGCCGACGGCGAGATCGCCGCGGCCAGGGCGCTGCCTGTCGAGCGTGAGGCCCTCGTGGCGCAGTTCTGCCTCGCAGCCGAGGACGACGAGGCCACGCCGCGCACCGTCACCTTCGCCGTCGGCAACGAGCAGAAGAGCGGCACGCGCATCGACGCTCTCAAGGCCGCGATCGGGAGCCGACCGCCCCACG